AATTGAAAGTGAGGTAAAAATTATGGCGGCAAATAAAAAGTTCACACCGAGAGCTTCTTCTAACCTTATTGAAGAGGAAGTAACTGAGAACAAAGAAGCTGTTGAGACTGAAGCTCCTGTAGAGGACAAGGTTGAAACAGTAGTCGCTCCTGAGAATGAGGAAGTTGCTAAAGCGTCTTCTGAGACTGTTGTTGAAGAGGAAGCTAAAGATGAAACTCCTGAAGCTCCTGTAGAGGACAAATCTACTGATGAAGTTACTTTTACCGCAAAGACTGAAAAGAAACCTATCGAAAGAATGGTGAAAGTTCGTCTTGCTAAGAAATACGACGGTTGCATTGGCGGTCAGTGGTATCACTTCGCAAAAGACCAAGTGGTAACAGTTCCCGAAAATGTAAAGCGTATTCTCAACAGTGCAGAAGGAATGTTGAAGCCTCTTTAATCGAATAGGAGGTGTTCAGTATGACTAAGGCTGAGCTTGTTAGATATTTAAGGTTAAATATCAACATTCAAAATGCTGATGTTACAGACACCGCTTATCTGAGTATGACTGACGAGGACATTGAGTTATACCTGAATGTCGTTCTGACGAGGGACTTCCCACAAGTCCCCTCTCTCGATTTAATTCCCACAGAGGACATCTATCCTGTTGTCCTATTGGCGAAGAAAGAGTTGTATTACACACTTGCTTCTATGGACGCTCCTCTTATTGATTTGACTGCTGATAACAACAACCAAATCAAGAGGAGTCAACGCTTTGAGCATTATATGAAGCTCATAGCGGCTGTTGATGATGAGTATAACCAATACAATGAAGACGGAGGGGCAGGGACTCGTAACACTCTAACCTCGTATGATGTTCTTATCTCAGATAGATATGCGACAAGACGGAATTACGAGAAAGGAAGAGTCCCTGTCCTTTCTTTGCGTGTTGTGGGTGTTACAGATACTACAGTTGAACTGTCTTGGTCTGTTCAGCTCAGTCGTTTTGATAAATATGAGGTTTATGTTTCCGATGAGCAAATTTATGATGAGTTTGCTATTACGGAGCAAATTTCGCCTAAAGCGAAGCTCGTGGCGAAGATAACCAATGTTCATCAAAATAAATGTCGCATTGAAGGGTTACTCCCTGATACCGTTTATCATATAATGGTGTCTGCAACTGAGAAATCTTCACTTGTCGGAAGAGCAGAATTGATTGTTTCCACTACAGGAGGTGAAGACAGTGGCTCAGAAGAGACTTAATGAAGAGTTTTTAGAGGGCATTTATGAAGTGTACTCTACTTTGATGACAAATCAAATCTTCTTAAAGCTCTTAGATGAGGACTCCACTGACACCAATGTGTACGAGGAGACAACGCAAAAGAATTACCTTGACCCTATACAGCTTGTCGGCAAGTTTGCTCTTTCTATGGAACAGGGCGAACAAGTTGTTGAAGGAATACAGGACTATGTAACAGCCACCATTCCTACAAAGAGTCTTTTGGATAAGAATGTAGATATTACACCTGAGAACTATGAGACCTTGAAGAAAGGTGCGATTAGCTACAAAGGTGTTGACTACAATATTGTTCAGGTCAGACCTATCGTAAACATTGATGATGTCTTTCAATTTTATGTCTTCTATTGTGAGAAGCCTAAAGTAAGGCGGTGAGCAATGTGTATGTTAGTAAGTTTGGTGATTGGACTAAAGCAGGAGTAGTGTTACAGGGACTATCCGTAAACCTCTGCCCTGCATTTAAGGCTCAGTTACAAGAAGACGGTGAGCTAATACTCGACACTGTTATAAATCACATAGAGCGTCAAGACCTTAATTGGACTCCCCTTGCTGACAGAACTGTTGAGCTTAAAGGTGGAGACACAACAATTTATGTTGAGACAGGGTATCTTAAAGATAACCTTGAAGTAAGACGCATTAAATCTCCTAAGAATGGGTTGACCCTGTTCGTGGGAGCTTCTGCGTGGAAGACCACTCAATCAGGTGTGAAGTTCAGTGATTTAATGATATGGTTAGAGTATGGTACAGATAAAATGCCACCGAGACCTTTAATAAGACCTTCGTGGGAAGAAGTAGAGCCGACTATCAAAAATAATTGGCGGGAGTTGTTACAGAAACTAATAGAGACAGGAGGTAGTTAATATGAGTGAGAGTGTATGGTTTGAGCAAGTCGATATTGCATTTAAGAAGCTGTTACAGAGAGTCATTCAGATTGACGGAAAGCCTGTCAAAGTTGTTATAAGAAAACCTGATGAAGATTTTAATACTGAGGACTACCCTTTAGTCTCGATATATAACCTTTACGACAGGTTTTCTAAGATAAGATATAGTTCTGAGCCTATTGTCGTTTCTAAGAATGAGGAAGCTAATTCACTTGTTTTAGAAGACTCTGCTCTTCCGTTTGACTTATTTTATCAGATAGACTTTTGGGCGACACTTCAAACAGATATGAACAGTATGACAAGACAGTGGAAGGCTTTTTCAAAGTCTTGGTTTAATCTTGATGTGTCTGATATGTCGGATATAGCAAGAAGCTGTTTTGTTCTGTCCCGAAATGATTTTAACAAGTCTGATTTAATGCAGAATGGCAGAAGACTTTTTCACAGCTTTGGCACTTACAAAGTACAGGTAGAGCTTGATGAAAGAGTACAGAATGTTGTTCCTATGGTCACTTATACTCCTGATGTCAAAGTCAACGAAGAAAGTGACGGTGATTAAATGGAAGTATTAAGACCGGGTGTGCATTTTGAAGAACGCAAATCCCCGAGAGCTTATGTTACAGTGTTTACTGTTATGTTAGAGGGTATGAACCGCCACGCTTTCATTTTACTGAGTAACCGAGTAGATGTGGTGAAAAGTTCTGAAAAGTATATAAGTAGTGTAGTACCCTCGTAAAAATTAAAATGGAGGTTGATTACCACTATGAGCAAGATTAAAGTAATCGAAGCTCAGGGTTTTCCTCACACCCTGACCCAAGCAGACGGTACGACTTTGAGACTGTTCGCAAGACAGTCTAAGGTCATTGATGAAAAGCTTGTTTCTCCCGAGATTAAGGCAGAAGCAGATTGCGGTTTCATCATTTTAATGCCTGTCGAAGTTGAGGAGACAAAAACTACTAAAGGAGGTACTAAATAATGGCTGAGTATTTATCCCCCGGTGTATATGCGGAAAGTGTAAACAACGCTAATGCACCTATCGAAGCAGTCAGTGCAAGTACAGGTGGTTTTGTGGGTATCGCAGTGAGAGGTGTTTTGAAGACTCCTACACTCGTTACTTCTTGGCAGAACTTCCTTGATACTTTTGCTTATGGAATGGAGACCCCTTTCCTTGTAAACAGTGACCTCGCTTATTCTGTTTACGGTTTCTTTCAGAACGGTGGTACAAGATGTTACATCATTCGTACAGCTTCTGACTCTGCGGCTAAAGCTACAGGTACGAATGGCGGTGTAACATTCAGTGCTAAAGATGAAGGTACTTGGGGTAATAAGTTAAAGATTGCAGTTAAGGCTAATACCGATGTTCCTGCAAACTTTGATATTACTGTTAAGTACGACGGTGAGCAGGTTGAGCAGTTCACTAATGTGTCTAACACAGCGTCTGATGAGAACTATTGGCTTGATGTTATCGGCAATAGTAACTTCATCACTTGTGCTACAGGCTCTTTAACTGCTACCGCTACTGATGTTGCCTTTACAGGCGGTGCAGACGGTATTGACGATATTGCTGACGCTGACTATACAGGAGCTTTACAGTTGTTCGACTCTGTTGACGATGTAAACCTTATCTGTGTTCCCGGTCAGGTTTCTGAAGCAATGACCACTGCAATTCTCTCTTATGCAGAGAATAGAGGTAATGTTTTCGCAATCGTAGACGGTGCGAAGTCTGCCGATGTTGCAACGATTAAGACCTTTAGAAAGTCTTTATCTTGTAAGAACGGTGCTTTGTATTATCCGTGGATTAAAGTTTCTGACCCTCTCTCTAAGACAGGTAAGTTAAGAGACTGTCCTACTTGCGGTCACATTATGGGTATCTATGCTCGTACTATTCAGGAGCGTGGTGTGTGGAAAGCACCTGCGGGTACTGAAGCAACTGTAAGAGGTGCAGTAGAAGTCGTTAAGCTGTTAGTTAAGGGCGACTGTGATGTTCTGAACCCTGTCGGTGTCAATGTAGTTATGCCGAGAGCTAACTACGGCATTGTTGTTTGGGGTGCAAGAAGTATGAGTCCTGACGCCACAATGAAGTATGTGTCTGATGTTCTCTTGGAGACTAACATTAAAGAGTCCATTAAGAATGGTACTCAGTGGGCTGTTTTTGAGCCGAACAATAGTGTGCTTTGGACGAGAGTAAAGACCACTATTGAAGCTTTCCTCGATAATTTGTGGAGAGACGGTGGCTTATTTGGCGACAAAGCTGAACAGGCATACTTCGTTAAGTGTGACGAAGACTTGAACCCCGAAAGCGTGAGAAATGCAGGTAAGTTAATCTGCGAAGTAGGCTATGCACCTAACAAGCCTGCGGAGTTTGTTATTATCCGTATTGCTCACAGCATTTCTAACGATTAAGAGAGGAGGAACTAAACTATGGCAAGAACTATTGCTAATGACCCTTTACAGAAGTTTATGTTTCGTGTAACAGTACCGGGGCTTCCTACAGGTTTAGGCTTTCAGAAAGTCGGTGGCTTGACAAGAGAAGTAGGTGTTGTTGAGTACTTAGAGGGTCTCTATCAGTACACTCATAAACTCCCCGGCAGAGAAAAAGTCGGTGAAGTTACCCTCGAAAGAGGTTCTTATGCTACAAAAGAACTTGAAGCTCAGTATAAGAAAGTGCTTACGGACTCTAATCTCCGTAATACTGTCATCATTGAAATTCTTGACCGCTTTGGTAATACAAAGCGTACCTATAAGCTTGCAGAAGCTTGGGTAAGCAAGTGGGAGGGTTCTGATTTAGACGCTTCCTCTGATGATGTGGCTATTGAAAAGCTGACATTACAGTTCGAGTACTTCTTAGACTAATTGGAACTCATACAAGAGTCTGATTTAAGGGTTATCTTGTTCTATGAGACCCCGTAGATAGCTCTTGCTATTTGCGGGGTTTTATTGTATAATAGTAGTGTGGTTGCAACACCACCAAAGTAAAATTATAGGAGGAATTTATTATGGCTACACCAAAGCTGAAAAAGAATGTTGCAAGTGACGAATTACTTGATGAGGTTTTAACACCCGAAGAGAAAGCCCCTGTTTATAACAGTCGCATTGAAGTAAACGAGGACGGTGAGACCGAACAGTTTGAGCTTCTTGCAGGTTACACAGATGAAGAGGGAGTTGTTCACAAGACTTTCACTTTAAGAGAAATGACAGGTCGTGATGAAGAAGCTATCTCTAAATCCGATGTTAAGCAGAACCCCTCTAAGTTGGTTTCTGTACTGCTTGAACGCTGTGTAATGAGTATCGGTACTCTTACCCGCAAATCTGTCGGCAATGAGAAGTGGAAAGACCTTATTAAGTCTTTGTATGTAGGAGACCAAGACTTTATGCTCATTAAGCTCAGAGAATTATCTATGGGTGGTGAGATTGAAGTTACTCATACTTGTCCCTACTGTAAGGAGAGCTTGAAGACTATCCTCGATGTGTCCGAGCTTGAAGTTGAGCCTTTTAAGGGTGAGAGAGTTGTACAGTTCTCTTTACCGAAAGGCTACAAAGATAAGAAGGGTACTGTTCACAGAGACGGTACACTTAGACTTCCTACAGGTCAGGATAGAGAAATCCTTACTCCTATTGCGAGAAAGAATGTTGCTCAGGCAAGTACTCTTATGCTGACTCGTTTATGTAAGTTTGAAGACGGTCTCTATGTAACTGAAGATGTTATGAGAGACTTAACGGTAAGAGATAGAGAGTATTTGCAGAAAGTATTGCAGGAAAACCTGTTCGGCATTAACCTTGAAATTGATGTCACCTGTACGAACTGTGGCGAAGACTTTAAGGGCAATCTTAACGCAACAAATTTTATCTAAGCTCGTTTTTTGAAGATGACTTCCAAAATGGCTGTTCCTTTGAGAACACTAAAATGGAAATGCACATTTTAGCTTACACCTATCATTGGGACAGCCATTCTCTTTGGAGTCTTCCTCGAAACGAGAGAAGAATGTGGGTAGAATTAGTTGTTGAGCAGAAAAAAGCTGAACAAAAACAGATTAACAATAGTGGTAACTCTTCATCTTCTACTTATAAAGAAAGCAGTTAAAAATAAGTAGAAAGGAGGGTTATAATGAACTCTTTTGGGTTAGGACTTGTACTCAATTTCGTAGATAATGCGTCCTCGGGTATGAACACGGCGACAAATAACTTTATGAGAATGAGTGCAACGGCAGACAGTTTGACTTCCTCGGTCAGTGCTTCTGCGGCAGAGTTAGCTTCAATAGCACTTTCTTTAGGTGCTGTTGGAGACACTTTTGTTTCTATCGGTGAGTCCATTACAGGTGTATTTGCAGGTATCACTCAGCAAGTCATTGATACAGGTATGGAAATGCAAGGCTATCGTATGCAGTTATCTGCACTGTATGGTAGCGTTGAAGCAGGAGAAGCAAAGATTGATGAAATCAAGCAGTATGCTATGTCCTCGGTCTTTGATATACAATCTCTTATCCCTGCTGTTACAATGATGAAAGCCGTAGGCATTGAAGCTATGTCTGAAGTGACCACTTCGAGTGGTAACGCAACTCAGAAGCTTCTTGACTATGCTTCAGATATTGCCGCAATGGTTCCCAATATGCGTAACACTTACGGTACAGGTGTTAAAGCCGCTATGGGTGCTATCAAAGAATACATTGCTGAAGGTAATGCTCTTTCCCTTAAAAGAGGTGCAGGTCTCGATATTACGGGCATTTTGGGCGAAGATAAAGGTGCTTCTATTGAAGAGAGAACTCAGCAGGTAGCAGACCTTGTTGAAAAGCTCAATATCGTGGGATATACTGCTAACTTAGCAGGAACTCCTACACAGCGTTTAAGTAATATGCAAGACGCTTTATTTAACTCTCTGTCTAAGATTGCAGACAGCGGAGTTTTTGAAGCTTATTGCGGTCTGTTAGAAAAGCTCAGTAATTGGGTGTTCTCTCTTGTAGAGAATGAAGAGACCTTTAATACAATAACAGGTGTTCTTGCTGACACTATTACCACAATCCTTTCCCCGTTAGAGAGTATGTTAGATTGGGTGATTAAGAACAGTGACGCTATCATAGCGTGGATACAAGAACACCCGAAATTAACTAAGAATATCCTTATAACAGTAGCGGCTATAGGAGCTTTCCTTGTAGTCGGTGGTTCACTGTTAAAGCTGTTATCCTCTATAGCGTTTGCCACTATGGGACTTACAATGCTCAAATCTCTTCCTGCTCTTTTGAGTAAAGTTGGAGTCGCATTTACAAGTCTTATTGGTAAAGCACTTCCTTTTGTTGCACTTGCGACAGTTGCGTATTTTGCGTGGAAGAATAACCTATTTGGTATTCGTGATGTCGCTACAGGTGTTATGAATGACTTAGGGACTATCTTCTCTATTGTAAGTGACGCTTGGAACGATAACACTCTCTCTGAAGAGAATTTTGTTAAAGCTAAAGAGTTAGGAATACTCCCTCTTGTTGAAGGTCTGTTACAGCTAAAGTACTATTGGGACTTCTTCACGGAAGGCTTCTCAGCAGGTTTCACAGGGTTCTTTGAAGGTT